CCATTCAGTTATTTCTGTCCTGGTTCTTGTTACTGTATATCTATACCAAGTTTTATCTTCAGACTTACCATTAATACTGACTAGCTTGTCTGGTTTATCGCTTATTACTTTAACCATATTAACTCCATTCGTTTACTATGTTGTTGAATGTATCACCTGTAAAATTTATATCTCTTTCTATACCAAGATAAAAACCTACATCTAATTGTTGTAACTCATTAACATTTACATATCCGTACTCCCCATCAGATATCTTAGCCCAACCAAATGCTCTACCATTGTTATCCATACTAAATAGAAACCATGTGCCTGCACCAACTGGATTGAATAACTTAACGACTGCTTCACGATCAACAATAGAAAATGAATCATCACCTCTTGCTTCTGATTCATCCATCATTGCTTGATTAGCTTTGAGCTTACGCTCTATTTCTTTTGTGATTAACTGCATGACTACACCTCTTTGTTTATGATTTGACTGCGACAGCAAATATGATTATAAATACTGCCAATAATAATATTTGTTCCATACCACCCATGACTAGTGAATAGCCTGGACAATAGCAGGAACCCACACGAAATAATGTGCGACTAACAATATACCTAGTACCATAATGTATCTCCAAGTTGTGATTAATAAAAAATTAAGGGCGGTACTAGCGGACAACTCTAAGAGCCGACTCCTACCCATAATACAATGTACATGGACTAGTACCTATACCTTAAGGGCGGTACTAGCGGACAACTGTAACGCATACGAGCAGATTCCGCCGCCAGAATACAGTTATGTTTGTACCTGGACTAGTACCTATACCTATGTGTACACGCAAGTCCTGGACTGCTGTTACATTAGCCACGCGCTAGGCTATGCACACACAAAGAGCGATACTACTAACCCTTGTCGCTTACGCCTAGTGGTCGGTATGCTATGCCACGCTAGTAGTAGTATCTATATCTTATAGCTTAATATCCATTGTCCTGTTAAGGCTTCTGACCATAAGTCTATAAGGGCGGTACTACGACATGAAGCGCAATAAGAAGCAACCTCATTTTGCCAGTCTTGTAGTACCTATACCTAGTAGGATTCAAACCCACGCTCAGTAATACATGCTTTTTTTACAGAGAAAGCTAACTCTTTCTTCCTAATGAAACTGTTCTAATAAGTGTATACCATCTGTTCTAAGATTACAACTCTTGATCGTATACCATATTAATTAATCTTGGTTTTGACTTGTTATTTCTGAGACAGAATACTAGGATGTTCCTAGCAATATATAAGCTATATATATGATGGAATCCTAAGAACTTCCTATGTTCTTTTGTATTCTGTCCTAGAAATAAGTCCTGCTTTTGACCAAGAGAGCAGGTAACTCTTATATATGTTATCCTTGCATTGAAACTATGCTAGGAGTTTTTCTATTATCATTTTTAGATTCTGATTTAACTCTGTAAATCCAAGATAAGTCAGGTTTCATATTTATCTTTGAAGTATCTACTTCAGGTAAAGAACAAATAGTATCGATAGTTGCTCGATAGTCAGCCTGTATAATCTCAATGTTACTAAGTTGAGAAGTTAAGTCATCCATTTGAGATGTTTGTTCTTGTAACGATACATCTTTATATGGTTTCTTGTAAGTATCTAAGGCTAAAGTATCTAACCTTGTCTGAATGTATGTCTTGTTACGAAAGTTAAGTAATTCGATAGCCTCGAAATAAGATTTAATTTCTTGGTTTGCTTTATAACTTAATGAATCAAAATCACTTTCACCGTAGTTTTGATGTTTCGATAAAATCCTACTCCATGCTTTTTGATCTTCGGTTTGTACTGCTTTTTTGTTATCTAACTTGCTCATAATGACCTCCATTGGTCGTGATTTAAAGAACAAAATATATTTGCTATCGATGAAAAGAATAGCACCGTAGGGGAACACAGCTTTATCGTGTTGCTATTCTTTTCAAAGGGTGTCGCCATGCGACAAAAAACCCTGTTCGGTGGCATAATGTATTTTGAGCTTTAAATTGCTGACTCAATGGAAGGTTATTCTGAGTCTAGTTGGATACAAAGAAGTAATACAACCACCGAAGAACAAAAACAACTGGGTACGGTTTTATCGAAACTCAAAACTAACTCTCACACAGTCTTTTTTTATACATTAAATAAAACAAACTCAGTTAGAGCATTTCGGTTGTAATGAAATCAAAGAGTTATACTGGGTGGCTTGACAGATAGAACGGCAGTAGTTACTATCGAAGAACGACAACAACCGAAATACTTTATATGGCCAAACTCACCAATGTCAACGCATTATTACCCAAGAAACAACCTTCGCTGAACAGTAGGCAAAAGACACTAGTGGACACATTAGTATCGACAGGGTGTTCTGTCGGTGAGGCCTCAAAGGTCGCAGGATTCAAGGGAAAGACTCCTGGTACACAAGGCTATGCAACTCTAAAGAAGCCTCATGTAGCTGAGTATATGTATCAACAGATACAAGAGTCTTTCGGTATCAGTGCACTCAAGGCTCAGCATAAACTATTAAGCCTCACGCAGAACGCCAAGTCAGAGTATGTTCAAATGGAATCAGCGAAGGATATACTTGACCGAGCGGGATTCAAAGCACCCGATAAACATCAGCATCAGATTGTTGGAGACTTCAAGGTTAATATAGACTTAAGTTAGCTCGGCCTACAAAACTGTTCACGCTGAAGGGGACTATGATTGGTAGGGGGGTTTAAAAATTGGATACTACTACTTACAAGAGGTAGTCTACTCGCATTATTTTTTCTGAGAACTCGATGTTGAATTTATTTTTTTTTTCGCTATAGTTAAAGCATGGGACCGCAAGAACAATATTTACAGAGGATAGCGAAAGATCCATTCCTCAAATTTTTTAAAAGGGTACAAAGACCTGATGGCAGTAGTACCTTTGCTAGAAGATTAGCAGCACCTCCAGGTGGCAGGTTTAAGGATCCAGGTGTAACCAGACAGGCGGCCGATATCTTTAAGCAAAGGACAGGGAGCGCATACACTGGCAACCTCTTGCCAATCAAACAAGATAGTACTTACAAGTCATCCTCGTTTGGGAAGGCAGATGCTGCCAAAGCCGTAGCTGATGCCAAAGAGTTTAGAAGGACTGCATCACAAAAGACATTGTTTGGCGGTGATGTTAAGACCTTGTTTCCATCCCAGCGCAGAGATTTAACCAGACGTAGAAGTGCGAGACGACAAGCAGAGAAAACTAAATCAATCTTAGGTAAATAAGTAGATGAGTACTGCAACCAAAAAAGATCCAGCTAAATGGGCTAGAGCTAAAGCTAAAGCCAAAGCAAAGATGGGTGGTAAGCACTCAGCGAGAGCCATGCAGTTAGCCGTCAAGTATTACAAGCAGTCTGGTGGCACATACTCAGGTGCGAAAAAGAAATCCAACAAGCTATCCAAATGGTCTAAGCAAGACTGGGGTACGAAGTCAGGTAAGAAATCAGGTGAGACAGGCGAACGCTATCTACCAAAGAAAGCTATTGCCAGACTGTCAGCAAAAGAATATGCTAAGACTACGGCTAAGAAAAGAGCAGATACGGCCAAAGGTAAGCAGTTTAGTAGTCAACCTAAAAAGATTGCTCAGAAAACTAAACAATATAGGAGTACATAATGGCTCAACAACCAGCTAGAAAAAGAAAGACTATGCTCAGAACTACTTTAGAGCAAGAGAAGAAAGCAGCGAAAAGAGATCCAGAAGGTGCGGCAAGTGTTAAAAAGAAAGCAGCAACCATAGGTAATGTCATCATGAGCTTATCATTAGGTTCACCAATTCCTGCGGCCGTACGCAACATAAGTTCTGCGGTTATGAAGCAATTATCTAAAAGACAACTAGCCAAACTAAAAAAATTAGAAGCAAAAAAAAGAAGGGATTATGAAAAAGAAGTAGGCGATCCTTATGAGAAAGATTTAGTCAGTAATCAAATGATGAAAGAAGCAGCAAAAAAGAAAGCAAAGAAAAAATCTTTAATGTCTGGATCAGACAGTATGTATATGGAAGCAGGATTTTAATAGGAGAATATAATGGCATTAAAACCAATACTAGCAGTAGCACAAGTTGCAAGAATACTAGGACCAGTTGCATTAAGAGCTGCCAAGTTAGCTTATAAGATGTATAAGAAACGAGGCGGTAAGAAAACTGAAAATAAATTTTTATCTGATAAAGCTAACAAAGTAAAAAAGAATAAGGATGAAGTGAAAAAAGGCGAGGATGCTTTTGAAAGAGCAGTAGATGATTATCAATTAGATGATGGAACTAGTGGTGCTTTTGATTCAAAACCAACTAGATTAATGAAAAAAACAGGTGATATAGCAAAATATAATAGAATGGTAAACCGATATAACAAAGGAAAATTAGGAAAATGAAAGGCGTACCACATTACACTAAAGACGGCTCATTGTTTACAGGTGCTAACCACAAGATGGCAGATGGTACTTTACATTCTGGTAAGACTCATACAAAATCAAGTAAGAAGTTGTTTCACATGAAGGAATTGCCAAAGGCAGTTCGCAATAAACTAATGAAGATGAGGAAGCAAGCATGAAGAAGATGAAGAAGAAACAACCTAAGCCAAAGAAAATTAAGTATTAATGACAGAAGCCTGGACTAGAAAAGAAGGCAAGAACCCTAAAGGTGGCCTTAATGCTAAAGGTAGACGGAGTTACAATAGAGCAACAGGTGGTAATTTAAAACCTCCTGCACCTAAACCTAAAAGCAATCGAGATAAAGCTAGGCGTAGTTCCTTCTGCGCTAGAATGAAAGGCATGAAGCGTAAACTTACATCAGCTAAAACTGCAAGAGATCCACAATCAAGAATTAATAAATCACTAAGAGCCTGGAACTGCTAGGAGGTAGTATGCCAAAAGTAAAACCATTAGGTACACCAAAAAAGAAACTTACTAAGATGGACAAAGCCAATCAACGTGCCTCTATTATGATGGCTAGTGAAAAAAAAATGCGTGATGATGACAAAAAAAGACAGTACGATCAGTATGTAGAATACAAAATGATTAAAGGTCATAGTCAGGCAGATGCAGAAAAGATGGCCAAAGAAATTATTTATAACCAGCAGGTAGTTTAATGGACTACGAAAGATTAAAAAAACAATTAAAATCAGATGAAGGATATCGTTCTAATGTATACGAAGATTCGTTAGGCCAATCAACCATAGGTTATGGTCATAGAGTTTTATCAACAGATGATATACCTATATTTAGCGATGGTGGTTTTGATGGACAAGATATAGATAAAGAAGCAAAAATTTTTTTTAATCAACTATTAGATAAAGATATGGCTATTGCCATACAAGATGCAAAAAGTTTAATTGGTGAAGATCATCCGCCTGAAATACTAGAAGGATTTTCTAATATGGCTTTTCAATTAGGCAAAACAAAATTGTCTAAATTTGAAAAAACAATAGAATTTATTAAAAATAATAACTATATGGAAGCATCAATAGAAATGTTAGATAGTGATTGGGCGAGTAAAAAACAAGCATATAACCGAGCTAATAGAATATCAAGGTTATTTCAAAAAGTAAAAAAAATATACGATCCAAAAGATAATCATGCCAATGCAATAGATAGCACAAACCCTGACTACGATGCAAGACTAGATGGTCTTGGTATGGATGAGCGTAATCCACTTTACAGAGAGGAACGAAAAGTATGAATAATGGCTGGACTAATGTACCTAAAGATGTAGTAAACCCAAATGTATACAGCAAAGAACAATGGAATAAAGTGCGTGTCGTAGTTAAGACTCAGCACATGAAACATTACCCTAAAGACTTTGTAACTGATATGGAAGCAGATAGAATACTTGCAGCTATGTCGCCACAAGCAGTAGAGAAACTCTATGAGTTAGCGGTCAAGTATGGCATCTCTCAACTATAAAGCACCAGGTCCTATTGTTAAGGAGTTTATGAAAGACGATAGTTTTTTTCGTGGATTGCGTGGACCAGTAGGATCTGGTAAATCAGTCTCATGTTGCATAGAGATATTGCGCAGAGCATTAGCCCAAGAACCCAATGCAGAAGGTATAAGGAAAAGCAGATGGGCGGTCATAAGAAATACCAATCCACAACTTAAAACTACTACCATTAAGACTTGGCTGGACTGGTTTCCAGAAGAAGAATGGGGTAAGTTTTTATATAGCGTACCTTTTACGCACATGATTAAAAAAGGGGATATAGAGTTAGAAGTAATCTTCTTAGCATTAGATAGACCAGAAGATGTCAAGAAACTGTTATCCCTTGAACTTACAGGAGTATGGGTTAATGAAGCAAGAGAAATTCCAAAATCTATTATCGATGCTTGTACTATGCGTGTTGGCCGTTATCCGTCTATGCGTGATGGTGGTCCTAGCTGGTATGGCGTTATTTGTGATACCAATGCTCCTGATACTGAACATTGGTGGCCTATTCTTGCAGGGGAGACTGTATTGCCAGACTACCTCACCAAGCAAGAAGCGAAGATGTTAGTCAAACCTGATAACTGGACTTTCTTTAATCAACCACCAGCAATGGAAGAAATTATAGGCAAAGATAAAATAGTAGATAGATATGAACGCAATGATGAAGCAGAAAATATAGATAACCTTACACCTAATTATTATCCAAATATTATTAGAGGTAAGACTAAATCATGGATTGATGTGTATGTACTTAACAAATTAGGACTAATAGAAGATGGTAAACCTGTTTATGATTCTTTTAGAAATGATGTGCATGTAGCTAGAAGTGATTGTTTGGTAGCAGATAAATTGCCAATCTATATGGGAATAGATTTTGGTTTAACTCCAGCGTGTGTGTTTGCTCAACGCATACGAGGTAGATGGGTAATACTGGATGAGTTGGTAGCGGAGGACATGGGTATTGTAAGATATTCTGATTTATTAAAACAGCATATGTCTTTGTATATGCCACGCACTTTTCATATTTTTGGTGATCCAGCAGGAGATCATAGAGTGCAAACAGATGAAGCAACACCCTTTCAAATACTTAGAAGTAAAGGAATTAATGCTAGACCAGCACCTTCAAATGATGTATTAATACGATTAGAAGCAGTTAATGCTACATTAACCAGAATGACAGATGGAGAATCAGGCTTGTTAATTGATCCAAAATGTATTAACTTGATAAAAGGATTTAGTGGTGGCTATCATTACAAGCGTATCCAAACAAGTGGTGAGCGCTATGATGAAAAGCCAAACAAGAATAGGTTTTCACACATACATGATGCCTTACAGTATTTATTGTTAGGTGCAGGAGAAGGGAGAAGTTTAGTGCTTGGAGGAAAGACAAGTAAACCTTTTGTA